TTAAAATATAAATTATGATAAAGAATATAATAGATTTATTAAATGCTTCTGATTGGTACGGAGAAGATGAATTAATTGAGATTGCCAAAGGCAAATATGCAGGTGTGCGAGATTATAAGGAAATGAAAGAACAATTAAAACGATTAAAGTATGGCAAGTAAAAAAATACTTATACAAGTTGATGTAACAACTAAAGCTGCTGAAGTTCAGATTAAAAATGTAGCAAAATCAATGAATGATTTAGAGGGAGCTACAGCAAAATTTACTGAAACAACCAAAAAGAGTAGAGCTCAGTCAGGACTTAACAACGCCATATTAATTGAATCAGGTCGTTTTGCATCAGATTTAAGGTTTGGATTTACTGCTGTAGCAAACAACTTAGGTAGAATAATTGAATTAGGTCAGGAATTTAGTCGTACTGAAGGAGGGGGTTTAATACCTGCTCTTAGAAGAATATTTACAGTACAAGGATTACTTTTAATAGGATTTCAATTAGTAGTTGCTTATGGTGATAAAATATTTAATTTCTTTAGAGGAGTTACAGAAGAAGCTCAAAAAGCTGCAAAAGCACAAGAAGAACTAAATAAACAATTAGATGAATTAGGAGCAAGAGTATTCTTAATGCAAGATTATGTTGATGTTATAGAAAATGCAAATACTACTGAAGAAACTAGAAAAAATCTAACACAAGAACTTATAAATTTAGTACCACAACTTGAAGAAGAAGATTTTAAATATGGTCAGAATTTAGATAATGTTAGAAAAAAAATAGAAGATTATGCATTATCTCAAGCAACAAGAATAGAGATAGACAGATTGGTACAAGAAAATTCAGAAGTTTTAGCAAATGCTGCAGCAGTTAGAAGAATATCTGAAATAGATGATGAACAAGAAAGAGCAAATGAAATGAGAAAGTTTCTTGAGAGAGAAGGAATGGATGTTGATGCAAGAATAAGAGAAAGAAGATTTGGTACGCAATCTATAATAGAATCAGAAATAGAAGCAATATATACTTTATTTTCATTACAAACTACTGCTTCAGTATTAGCTGCACAGGATGTTGAGAAAAAATTAGATGTATTGTATAGTAATATAAGGTCAAGAAATTTAAAGCAAACAGAAACAGAAAAGAAAAATACAGAAGATAATTTTAAGATTAGAGAAGTTGATTTTACAAAAGGCAATATAAGGATGCAAAATCTAGCAAATAGATTTGGTGCAAAAGCTATAGAAAATGAATTTAGTAGAAATCAAGCTGAGCTAGAAGCACAAAGAGATTTTTATTTTAATCAAATAGAACAAACTATTGCTTTTGAAACTGAAAAAGAAAGAGCTAGATATGAGGTGAATAAATATTTTAGTGAGCAAATTATAAAAAATCAAGAAGCAGAAGCAGAAGCTAGAAAAGAAATTACATTAGGAATTGTTTCTACTTATGCAAGTGCACTTGGAAATTTATCTGAGTTATTAGGTAAAAACACTCAAGCAGGTAAAATAGCTGCACTTGCTGAAATTACTGCTGGTACTGCTGTAGGATTTATACAAGCATTAGATATAGCACAAAAACAAGCTAAAGAAGGTCCTTTTCCTGCATTAGCATTTCCAATTTTTTATGCCAGTCAAGTTGCTGCTGTATTAGGAGCTGCTGCTAGAGCAAAACAAGTTTTAGAATCAGGAAGACCAACAGGTTCAAGACCATCTGGAGGAACAACTGCACCGAGTATTACAACAGAAGCACCTGACTTTAATGTTGTAGGAGTAGGAGGAGTAAGTCAATTAGGTCAGGTTATAGGAGCTCAATTTGGACAACCATTAAGAGCTTATGTAGTTAGCTCAGATGTAAGAACAGGTCAAGCATTAGAGAGAAATATTACAGGAAACGCTAAATTAGGTTAATTATATAAATAAATTTAATATGAGAATAGTAGAATTATTAATAGATGAAGAACAATTATTTTCTGGCATAGAAGCCATATCTATTGTGGACCAACCTGCAATAGAAGAAAACTTTATTGCTCTTTCTAAACAACACGAAATAAAACTTGCACAAGTAGATGAAGAGAAAAGAATACTTATGGGTGCTGCATTAGTGCCAGATAAGAATATATACAGAAGAGATGGTGAAGAAGAATATTATATATATTTCTCAAAGGATACTGTAAGACAAGCATCACAATTATTTTTGATGAGAGGTAATCAAAACAAATCTACATTAGAGCATCAAGCTGAATTACATGGATTATCTGTAGTTGAATCTTGGATTATAGAAGATGAGGTGCATGATAAATCAAGAAAGTATGGAATGGATTTACCTATTGGTACTTGGATGGTTTCAATGAAAGTAAATAATGATGAAGTATGGAATGATTATGTGAAAACAGGATTAGTAAAAGGATTTAGTATTGAAGGATATTTTAAAGATAAATTAGAAATGTCTGCAATAGATGATGTAGAAAATGAGGAGGAAGCTACAGAAATATTATTAGAGATTGCCAATTCAATACTAGATAACAAATATGAATTACAAACTTATGGTGATTATGGAAGTGGTGTTAGAAATAATGCCAAAAGAGGTATTGAACTAAATAAAAAAGTAAATAATAAATGTGCTACTTCTGTAGGTAAAGTGAGAGCTCAACAACTAGCAAGAGGTGAAAAATTATCTGTTGGCACTATAAAAAGAATGTACTCATATTTAAGTCGAGCAGAAACTTATTATGATCCTAATGATAGTAAAGCATGTGGAACTATATCATATTTATTGTGGGGTGGTAAAGCAGGATTAAACTGGTCAAGAGGTAAACTAAGAGAATTAGGAGAATTAGATTTAGCAGAAGTTGGACCAGAAGGAGGAGTAAGAAAAAGCCCTAAAGCACCTAAATCTGATACACCTAATCCTAATCCTAAAGGAGAAGGAACAGCTAAAGGAGATGCTTCTGGCAAAAGAGGAGCTAAGGTTTCTGCAAAAGATAGAGAAGCATTACAAAAAAAAGCAGATGATTTTAATGAAAGATATAAAGAAAAATTAGGTTATGGCATAACTGTTGGCATGTTGGCATCGGTATTTCAAAGAGGTCTTGGTGCTTTCAATACAAGTCATTCTCCTAACGTAAAATCAGCTTCACAATGGGCACACGCCAGAGTTAATGCTTTTATGTACTTGGTAAGAAATGGAAGACCAGAAAACGCTAAGTACACTACAGATTATGATTTACTACCAGCTAAACATCCTAAAAGTTCTAAAAAATGATAAAAAATACATCTTATAAAGTACAAGTTGATGTCGATACTGACGCAATAAGAAATGCTTATAAAATAGAAGAAGGAGCATTTGTGACTACAGAAAGTGGAGTATGGACAGTTTATAATGGAGAATGGGTTAAATTACATCCACAATCAGGATTGGGTTCTGGTTTAGGTTGGACAAGATACGATGATAGTGTTTATATATCTTCTAATAAATTATCATTAACTGATGGTGTTACTGTTAATCTGCCAAATAACGGAGCAACTGTATATAGAAGTTATACAGGTATAGATTATTATAATAATTCAACAGGTAAAGTGTTAGCAGATAATGAGAATGATGTTTATATAATGACAATCGTTTTTAAATATCAAGCACCTAATGCAAATCAAACTCATATAGATTTACAATTTGAAGGAGGTAACGGAACTCCTTATGATAGAATTGTAGGGGAAGCTACATTCCCAAAAGGAAACGATGTAGCACACGATTATCATCAAGTATTTCAATATTATGCAGACGAGGATTTTGTAACCAATGGTTCTTATTGGCAAATAACAGCTTCAGGAGGTTCTGCACAAGTTTGGGATATAATATACTTTATACAAAAAACACAAAGCTATGCATAAAAAGACAAATGAAACATTAGGTAGAAATGTGCCAAAAAACGGAAGAAGAGGTTGTTTATGTAAAGATGGCAAAACATATTCAAGAAAGTGTTGTGATGGCACTTTAAGAGCTCAAGGTATAGGCAAAATCTAACAACCTTTTTACACATTATTACTTTTATAAATAAAATTAATTTTATAATATATATTTTATGGAAAAACAAAAAGCTACATCAATTCTAAACGACATCATGGAGAAATTATCTCTGATCAAAAAAGATGACGTTAAAGAAGTTGAGCTTAAAGAAGAAGAAGTTCAGCTTTCTGAACAGCTTACTGAAGAAGAAGAAATGTCACAAGAACTAACCGAACTTGCTTGCCAAGAAGAAGTAGTTGCTGAAGAACTTTCATCTGATGAGGTTGAAGCTGAAAAATTAGAAGAAGAAGCTCCTGTAGAGGAAGTTTCTGAAGAATCTCTTAACGAAGACAAATACGTTTCAAGAGAAGAATTTGATTCAAAAATCAAAGCAATTATGGATAAGATTGAGGAAATGAGTTTAGGTTATCAAGAAGAAAAAGTTTCTATGAGTAAACAAATAGAAGAGCTTTCTAAAGAACCTGCTGCAGAACCAATCAATCAGGGTTCAGATAGTGAACCAGTTAAAAAAATACTATATGCTCAAAACAGAGGTTTTACTACTAAAGACAGAGTATTAAATTCAATTTATAACATTAATAATTAAAATTAGATAAAAAATGGCTACAACCACTTCAATTACTACTACTTATGCTGGAGAATTTGCTGGAAAGTATATCTCTGCTGCATTATTATCTGGTGATACTTTAAATAGAGGTAACATCGAGATTAAACCAAATGTAAAGTACAAAGAGGTAATCAAAAAAGTTGCTACTGATTCTAACGTAATCAAAGACGCTACTTGTGATTTTACTGATACTGCTACTGTTACATTGACTGAAAGAATCTTACAACCTGAAGAGTTCCAAGTGAACCTTGAATTATGTAAGAAAGATTTTAGAAGCGACTGGGAAGCTATCCAAATGGGTATCTCAGCGTATGATAACTTACCTCCAAAATTCTCTGATTTCTTAATCGGACACGTTGCAGGTTTAGTTGCTGAAAAAACTGAGCAAAACATCTGGGGAGGTGTAAACGGAAACGCAGGTGAATTTGACGGATTTACAGTTCTTATGGCTGCTGATGCAGATGTAAATGACGCAGCTAATGGTGCTGAAACTTCATTTACTTCATCTAACATTGTTACTTTATTAAGTAATGTTGTTGATTCAATTCCTAGTGCAGTTTACGGAAAAGAAGATTTAAAAATCTATGTTCCACCTGTAGCATGGCAAGCATATATCAGACACTTAGGAGGATATGGTGCTAACGGATTAGGTGCTGCTGGTTACAAAGGAGAAGGAAACCAATGGTATAACAACAATGCTTCATTATCTTTTGAAGGTATTGAAGTTGTTTATGCTTCTGGTATGCCATCTGACCATATTGTTGCAGGACAAAAATCTAACTTATACTTTGGTACTGGTCTTTTAGCTGACCACAACGAAGTTAAGTTATTAGATATGGCTGACCTTGATGGTTCTCAAAACGTAAGAGTTGTTATGAGATTTACATCTGGTGTTCAGTACGGAATCGGTTCAGATTTAGTATTATTAACATTAGCTTAATAATTAAATAATTGTATAACATAAGAAGGGTAGGTGGTGTATTCTACCTGCCCTTTTTTAATAAAAAATAAAATATTATGGC